TCTACGGACTCAATAATAGAGTAAAAGATATATCATTTATGCATAGACGTATGATAGATTGTCTGGCAACAGGACACTTCCATTGTTGGGGAAGATTCAATATTGGTGGATGTAATGTAATAACATCTGGAACTCTACAGACAGAAAGTAATCTAGGATTCCAATTAGGTAGGTCAGCAGTAACAAGCTTTCACTTTTTCTGTATAAATGATAATAAATTAACATCTTCTTGGCCGATATTTACTGAATGATACACTAATATATGATGAATACGTAAAGTGTATTGCGGATATGTCTTCACCAATAGTAAAGGTTGCTAGAGATAGTCTACCAGTATTCTCAAATCTTATGGGATATACGAACTCGTGGCATCATGATGAATGGTATAATAAGATATCTGATGATTCAATAAAGAATCTATTACTTCTAGCACCACGTAATCACGCAAAAACAACGTGTGTAGAGACATCTCTTGCGTGGATGATTGGTAATAATCGTGATATTCGTATAATGCTTGTTAGTAATGCATATTCTCAGTCTGCATTAACACTACGCCACATGAAAGCTGTTATGGAAACACCGATATATAAGAAAATATTTCCAGAGATAGAACCTCTAGAAGATTGGTGGAATAGAGAAGAATTTACTGTTAAACGTGATATGCCAGATAGGAATCCAACTGCCTTCGCTACAGGTATATTTGGTAGTGTTCTATCTAGACGTTGCGATATAATGTTTCTAGATGATATGATTAATCGTGAAATAACTGATTCTGAGGCTAAGAATATACAGGTTAGGGATTTCTATGAGGAAACATTAACACCTTGTTTGACTCCAGAAGGTAGGGTTATTTGTACAGGTACACGGTGGGGATTTGATGATTTCTATTCTTATCTTATGGCTAAGGAATCCTTTAAAAATAATACATATGTCTATAAGGCTATAAATTATAATAAGGAAACAGAAGAAGAATATTCTTTGTGGCCAAATAAGTGGCCACTGGAACAATTAAAGGCAATGGAGAAAGATAAAGGTTCGTATTATTTTGCTATGCAATATCAGAATGAGCCCTTAGACCCAGCAACAGCACCTTTTAAGAGGGAATGGATAAGGATTGCTCCTATGATGCCTTCTCCAATGAAGTATTATATGGCAGTAGACCCAGCAGCAACAAATTCACCTAGGGCAGATTATACAACAATAATTATAGTTGGGGTGTATCATGATAAAATGTATGTAGTGGATGTATTCAGAGACAAGATTGAGTTTCCTGAGCAATTAACCAGAGTAAAAGAGTATTACGCTAAATACAAACCAGTTAATATTGGTGTTGAGGTTGTGGCTTATCAAGCAGCGTTGTCTTCATATCTAAAGAAGTATATGTTACCTATAAAAGAGATAAGACATGCTAGAATGAGTAAGGAGGCTAGGATAATATCTCTTACACCATTTATAGAGAATGGTTCTCTTTTATTCAATAAGAATTTTCCTCTTTTAGTTAAGGAATTACTAGAGTATCCAAAGAGCAAACATGATGACCAAGTTGATTGTTTGGAGATGTGTGTTTCTATGATTAAAAAGACTAGATTTGGTGGCGGATGGGCTAGTACTAATATAAGGTTGCCGATATAATGAAAGAGAAGATATTATCTGAATATATAGATATAGAAGACCCTTTTCCATATAATATAAGGATAACTTTAAATATTGTAGATGATTATCCTAGTGTGGCAGTAGAAGAAGTGCTAAAAGTAAGAAAAGAGCTGACAGACAGTGAGAGGGAGAGATATAAATAGTTTGAAATACAATCATTTAAATCTGTTGGTCACTATAATAATAATAGGTGATTAAATGGGAATAAGAGATACATTCGTTAATTGGAGAGGTAGAATTTTTGGTAATGTTGAGAAGGCATCATCTATTCATCCAGCTATGTTACCATCACCACGAGGATTTGGTAATTCGCCAAGTGAATATAAAGCTGTAGTGCCTACTTATAATCCAGAAGAAATAGATAATATAGCTAATACAACACCGCTTTTACGTGGTATATTTTATACAATTCAGAGAGAAATGTTTGATACAGGAGTTTCTATTGTTCCATTATTCGATAAGATATGTAGGAAATGTAGAATTGAGTATGATGAAAATGAAACTAGTTGCACTAATGATTTATGTGTAAATAAAGGTGAGAAGCTAGAAGAACCTAAGCTTTCAGATAAGGCTAAAGTTCAGGCTATTATGCGTTCAGCTAATCCAGACCACGATGGTAATACTGTTCTAAAATCTATACTTCAATCTGATTTAGGACAATCTAATTATTATATATCAGTTTCATTCAAGGCGTTACGTAGATATACTGGAGCTAAATTAGTTCCTTATTCTATGTATCATGAAGACCCAGTGCTTATGAGGATTGTTGCTGATGAATTAGGTCACATAGGAGACCCTAATCAGTTGATATGTATAGCGTGTAGTGATAATGTAGTTTATACTTCTGATAAGAAAAAGGCTAAGGTTACATTAACTAGGAATGGATTGAAGAAAGGTAAGAATGAAGTATTATCTCTTTTAACAAAGAAACAGTTATTTACTAAAGCATATGATGGAAATGAGGTAGTAGACGGTAAAGCGTGTCCTAAGTGTAGAGCTAAATTATATCCAACGGCATTTGTTAAACTTCTAAAGAGAGGTAGTAATGAGATACAAGCAAGGTTCTCAAAGAAAGATATGGTTCATGGCTCATCTAATCTACAACCACCAAATTATTACGGAATATCTAATATTGTTGTAGCTTGGAAATTAGTTGAGACAGTAGATGCAATGGATGATTTTAATAGACAAACTTATGCTGGTAAACATCTTGGTGCTATAGTTAATTGGAAAGGAATGGAGCAGGATGAAGTAAATACTATCATAAAGAAGGCACAACAGCAAGGAAATAACACTTTGGAGTATGATGCCTTTTCTAAGCAATATACTGCTAGTAAAGGACAATCGCAGGTTCATTTAGCTTCAACGGAAGCAGGAATCCAATATATTAGTATTCTAGATGATTTCACTAAACTACAGTCTTTGGAGTTCTATAATAAATATGGTGATATATTTGGTATGTTATATGGTGTTCCTCCAGCATATATGAATTGGGCACAACAAGGTGGTGGAAGCAAAGACCCATCAATGCAGAAAGATATTATACTTGGTGGTATAAGAGAAAGAATGGATTGGATGACAAACGAGTTCAACTATAGAGTTCTTTTCCTTATGGGTATAAAAGATTACGGAATAAGGTTTGGTTCAGTATCTACAAAGGAAGACCATAGGAAATTACAATCAGAACATACGAAGATGACAGTAAGGAAATTGGCATTAGATGCACGAGTAGAAGGAGATTTCAATGATGAAAATATATTTATTATCACTGGTAAAATAGAGCCAGAGCCTGTCCCAGAACAATTATCTGAATTTCCTAAAGAAGAAAGTGGACAAGCTACCAATGCTAGAAATAAAAGAACAAAGATTTCAGATTCATCTGACCAATTAGTCGAAGGATAGACTAATTTAAATACAATCGGAACGCATATAGTATTTGTATGCCTAAAAATACAGATTTCCAGAAGATACACGATAAGTTTATTTCTCAATATGGAGCTGACGAAGGGAAGAAAAGATATTTTGCTTGGCTAAACAAACATGGGTATGATGATACTAAGCCATTATCATCTCAGAAAGCAGAAATAAGTAAAGTTAAATATATCGGTGACGTAGATAATACTATGAAGTCTAAAGAGGATTCTACCCTAGATACGGCTCTAAAAATGCTATTTAGTGTAGATATTTTAAAGAGTTATACGGTAGACAAAGATATGTATATAGCTGGCTATGCTAGTCCAGCACTTCTGGATGGAAAAAAGATATATGATGCAGATGATGAGCATCTTATGTTAGAAGGATTAAAGAAAGCTGTTCCTAGATGGATGGCAGACCCAGAAATGAATATTGTAATGCTAGAACACATGCCTATACCTGTAGGGAAAGCTGTTGATAGCGTTGAATTAGATGGTAAGACTCTAAAGACAGAAGTAGATGAGAAGGGATATCATTTAGTTGCTAAAATAAGAAATAGTTTATCTATAGCACCTGTTCTAAAAGACCTTATAGAGAAAGGTGTGATATCACAATTCTCTGTATCTGGTAAGAAGTTACAGAAGGATATTGATATGGGCGAAGGCAAATCTGATGTTCCAGAATTTGAAATTTATGAGACAACATTGACATCTAATGCTAAAAATCCATATGCTAATATAGATGATGTATTCTGGAAATCGCAACTTAACAAGGAAATTCCTAAAGGATTTCCATATATTGAGGATAAGCTTATAAGCAATGGTGATGATAGTAATAGTAGTAAAATGACTACTATAGAAGAAACTCTAAATACGGGAGATTCAAAAGAAGTAGTAACTACTGAAGCAACTACTGAGGAAACTCAAGTAAAAGCTCCAGAAGTTAATACTGAAGTTGAAGCTTCAGTGGATAAGAGAATTGACTCTTTAGCTAAATCTCAAGAAGAAACACAAGCACAGCTTACTACTCTTAGTGAAAGCTTAGAAAGATTTAATGCTGGGTTCAAAGCACTCTCAAAAGAAGAAGAAGAAGAAGACGAAGAAGAAGATGAAGAAGAAGATGAAGATGAAAAGAATGGAAAAGGCTTCAATGGAAAGAAGAAAAAGAAAATAGCTAAATCTGCGAAAAGTATGTCTATTGAGGAGCTACAAGCACTCATAGAAGCAAAGCAGGCAGCTATTCCAGCTTCAAAAGAGGAAATTGTTGCTCAGGTCAAAGAAGACCTAACCAAAGCAATTACTGAACAAGTAACACAAGAGATACTAGGTAAAGTAGACGAAATCAAGAAATCAACAGGTGCGGAAGCAACTGCTGAAACAGGAGAAGAAAAGAAAGATATAGGTTGGAGAGACATTCAAGCTATGTTCCAGAAAGGCGAAGTGAGACTGAGGGATTAGGTATGACTAACAAATTTGAAGACCAGATAAGAGAAACTTATCAAAACAAACTGTCGTTAGGACATGTACCAACATTCAAGTCTTATGAGGAACAACTAGATTACTGGTACGGAAGTGAGTGGAAAGGACTTACTGCTGATATGTACAAAGCAACTGTCTCTACTACAACTACAGATTATATTGTAGATGTAGCAGGGCCAACAGTTACTATATGGGCAGCTAATTCACCATTCCAAACAGCAGCTTGGACAGTTCTACCAAAGACCACTTACGACACAAACTCTTGGGTAGTTGAAACTGCGGAAGCAGACTCAACTGTATCAGGTGTTGCAAAAGACTCTGGTAACTTACCAACAGACACTGTTCCTACAGTAGACAGAGCAGCTAATGGTATAAAGGTTATACCTAGCACGACTTCGGTCAGCACAGCAGCTCAAATCGAAGGTAGAGCAGGAGACGCACCAGAAGGAGACATCTGGCCATACTTAAAACTGTCAAAGGGACAGAACTTTATTAGGGCTATGGATAAGCACCTTTTGGGAGACCCAGACACAGCAGCAAGTAACAATCTAGAATCTTTACTTAGGGTTGCATCTAGCCAAGCAGAGGAATCTAATGATTTGAATGCAGGCGATGCTGACATCTATGGATTTGACAGAAGCTCAGGTACTACATTTGATGCATATGTAAACAGAAATTCAGGAACAGCAGCAAACATCACCTTAACAATGATGGATACAGCTTTCCAGAACATTCGACCATATGGTAATCCAAAAGTAATATTAACAGGACTTGATACTCTACGAAGACTCTCAACACTATTACAGTCACAAGAGATATACACCACAAAGAACGTATCATTTAATTTCAATGGTATGCAGACGCTTTCAGGAGCAGAAGCAGGATTTGAAGTTGCATCATACAACGGTGTACCAATGCTTGCAGACAACAATATGTTGCAGACAACAATTTCAGATGTCTTATTCCTAAATACAGATGACCTAGCATTACAAAGTGCTATACCTGTCACGTATCAGGAAACAACAGACCCCTTCATTAACAACGGCTTTAAGAGACGAGGACTCTGGCTATTCGCTGGAGAACTTCAATGCAGAAGATTCAATACTCAAGGAAAGATTACCTACATAAAGTAGGAGAGATAAGCTAATGCCTACCACTGGAGACGTAGATACTAAGCTAACCTATGGCAATCATAGGGTATCTACGAACCAGTCTA